GTGCTGCTGGTGATTATTTGTGGAAACCTGCAGGACTAATACCACTAACAGAGGATAGTATTGATGAGATGCTTGCGCCTGTAGATGAAACTATACCTGCTGCTGATCCTGATAATCCAGATAATGCTCCTGTAGATGATACAAACACAGATACAACTACTGATGAAGGAGATACTGCAGAATGATTAATCTGTGGAGTGCAAAAGCTAAAAGACGATATGCACGATCTATTATAAACGCCTCTATAAGATTTGAAAAGTTATTTAGAAAAGTAGCACTGTCAGCACTTAATGAAGAATATAGATTTATTGCAGATAGAGTAAAGAATGGCAATCTTTCCACAACATTACCTAATCCACCGTCTAAAACATTTGTAAATAAACTATTACAAATGTATATATATGTTGGTAAGTATTATGCTGATCTAGTTCATTTAACTGCAAGATCAGCATTAAAAAAGGATTTTGCACAGACATACATAGACACAAGGATGAATTATTTTAAATCATTGGCCTTGAATAAGGCAAATGAAATATCTAAGACCACTAAAAAGATCGCTATTAGGATTATAAAGAATGGGGTAAAAGAAGGGAAATCAGGATTAGAGATAGCAAAAGAGATATATGCCAAGACAGGAATAGAATCATTTGAAAGAGCAGATAAAATAGCAAGAACAGAAGTACACAATATGCAAAATGTATCTATGTTTGATGCTGCAAAGACTGATCCAGAAGTGTTCCAGACAAAACAGTGGTATGCTGTTGATGACGATAGAACTAGACAAGGACATTTTGAAGTGAGCCAATTAGAACCAATACCTATGGATGAATATTTTGTAGTTAATATCTATGATAGTGAAGGTAATTGGATTGATAGTGATGAGATGTTACATCCAGGAGATTTAACTGCTAGTGCTGCAAATACAATTTATTGCAGATGTTTATTATTATTTTTTAGCAAATAGGGGGGGACTAGAATATGTTTGAGAATGAAAATAAATCTTTTTCTTTTAAAGCAGATGAAGTTAGCAACGAAGGAATTTTCAAAGGTTATGCTTCTGTATTTGGAGGTAAGCCAGATAGTGGTGGAGACGTAATTAGATTTGGAGCATTTACAGATACACTAGTTAAGGGTGGAAAGTTTAAATCATCTATCAAGATGCCATGGAACCATGATCCAAATAAATTAATTGGTGTGTATCAATCCTTTGAAGAAAATTCAAAAGGATTAGGGTTTGTTGGAAAGCTTGCCATAGAAACAACTATGGGACACGATACCCATGTACTTATGAAAATGGGGGCAATAGATGCAATGTCGATTGGTTGGGAACCTTTATCTGAAGATGCTATGGGAAAATCTGTAGATAGAGCTGATGCTGTAGAGATAGATGAAAAGAAAGGAATAAGATATTTAAAGAAAATTGATTTGTGGGAAATTTCACCTGTTACTTTCCCGATGCAAAGCAGAGCAAAGATAACAGATGTTAAATCAGTCATAGAATGCGCTAAAAACGAACGTGAACTTGAAGAAGGTCTGTGTGAGGCAGGTCTTTCAAGAAATGCCGCAAAGTATCTTATCTCTAAATCAAAAGAAGGATTTAGATTTGAGAAGAAGAATGAGAATACTCATTTACTTGCTGCGCTTAAAAGTTTGCGTGAGGTGAATACGGAAATTGCAATTCATTCTATGATTAATAATATCTCCAAATAAGCTATTAATACTATGCGAGATGCAGAGTATAATAAATTATAAGGAGTACATAATGAGTTCAGGAGGATATAATGGCTGAAACTACGTTTAACATTGATGCCCTTAAAGATAAAGGGGCAGAAGAAATTGCACTCGCTGTAGCCAAAGAAGTGCAAAGCATTGGTGCAAATACCAAAGCTAATTACGAAGAAATGCAGAAGACTTATTCAAAGTTGAAAGAAACTGTGGATAAACAAGACAAGAATGGTGAAGACTGGCAGAAAGCTATTAAGTTAGCTGCTGAAGTTTCTACTCGGCAGGAAGAAATGGACAAGGGCATTGCTGCTTTAAAAGCTTCGCAGGAAGCTGTAGAAGTAATGTTGAAACGTGCACCTATTGCTGGTGACATGTCTGTAGAAAAGAGAGAAAAACTTGATAGTGAAATCAAATGTTTTGCTGCAGATATTCTTTCTATTCAGGCAAAAGGGAAAGGTGTTACTCTAGAACAGCTTGATTCTTTTATGAAGACAGATGTTTCTGGTACACTCGATTCTTACAAACGAGCATTTGAAAAGTTTGCTCGTATGCAGGACTCTATGATTACTCCACAAGATCGTAAAGATCTTTCTGTTGGTGTCGATCCTGATGGTGGATATACGGTAACTCCTGCTATGTCTTCTAGAATTATTCAGAAACTTTATGAAACTGATCCTATTCGACAGCTTGCTTCTGTAGAATCTATTACAGGTGAAAGAATCGAAATGCTGGTAGACATTAATCAAGCAGACTGTGGTTGGGAAACTGAAACAGTTACTGGTGCAAAAACTAATACTGCCAGACTAGAAAAGAAAGCAATTCATGTAGGTACTATGTACGCTCGCCCGCGCGCGACACAGCAGATCCTTGAAGATAGCGGTATCAATATTGAAAGTTGGTTGTCAAATAAAATTGCGCAACGTCTTGCAAGAACTGAAGCTGCTGCATTTGTGACTGGTGATGGTGTTGGTAAGCCTAGAGGTTTCTTGACTTATGGCAATGGTACTACATACGGAACTATCGAACAAGTTGCTATGGGTGCTGCTGCAAATCTTACTGCTGATGGTTTTGTGAGAATCAAATATCATCTGTTGGATGGATCTTTGGGGGCAATGACTGCATGGCTCATGAATCGTACAACTGTAATGGCTGCGATGCTTTTGAAGAATGGTATGGGTGACTATATCTGGAAACAGGGTATACAGAATGATGCACAGTCTAACATCTTGGGAATTCCTGTTCGCATGTCTACTACAATGCCTGTAGTTGCTGCTAATGCATTGTCTGTAGCACTTGCTGACTGGTCAGAAACTTATATGATCGTTGATCGTCTTGGAATTTCTGTACAACGCGATCCTTTCACTGTTAAACCGTTTGTTGAATTTTATACTCGCAAGCGTGTTGGTGGAGATGTTGTTAATTTCGACACCATTAAGATTGGTGTGATTTCTGTATAAGGAGGAAAGAAAATGGGACGAGATATTTATTCTAATTTTGGATGGCTTGTTGCTTTACCATCTGGTGTGCGTTCTGCTGCAGTTGCAGGAGAAACCATTGATGTTCAAGCATTCGACGCCATAACTTTTATTGTCAATGGAACAAGTTGTGATAGTGCTGCTGCAAATAGTGCTGCAGACTGTTTCAAACTTACGCTTCAGCATGGATTGGCTTCTGCTGCTGGTGTATCTGCGTGGTCAGTTGTTCCTGGTTCACAGCTTATTCATTCTGTTTATGGTGGATATACTTCTACTGGAGAAACAGGATTATTTGCTTATGGATTCCAGTCTACAATGAACTCTGGTGCAACTATGCGTCCACAGGTTGTTGGTTATAAGAAAGACGTATTACATAGATATGTAAGATTCTATCTTTCTATCTCTGGTAATCCTTCTACTTGTTGGATTGGTGCAGAAGCAGTGACTGGTTATCCTAATCATTGGCCAGTAAATGAATCTGTTGAAGGTTAACAAAGGAGGTTCGTGATGGATGCTACTTATCAAGTTGCTATTTACAAAGATGATGGTGGTAATAGGCAAAACTTTACTTCTGATGCATCTGTAAAAGCCGTTGATGAGGAATTCACAGGAACTGAACTTCGGAATATATTACGGGCGACAAAATCGCTCGTAATTACTTCGAGTGATGGTAGTGTAGCACTTTCTACATTAGGTGGAAGTGCTCCTTGTGTTTTTCCTTCTGAGTATGGTTTGATCATTATTAGTTGTACTAATTCGATGCTTGCATGTTCCGCACGTCTTTATTCAGCAGTCGCTGGTGATAAAGTGAAGATAGTATTACGTACACCTGCAGGATTGAGCACTACTGCAGTGACAATATTCTTGTCTGGACATGCCAGTGGAATTGCTGGTGCTGGTGTATTAGGAACATTGTCTGGTGGACTTAGTTCAATAATTCTTAATGCTTCTGTAGCATCTATGGGATTTGTAGAATTACTTGCAACAGCAAATGGTACATGGGCAGTTATTGGTAAATCCTCAATTACAGAACAAGGAGCATCATAATGAAAGTTAAGATGCTCAAAAATGTGGCAGGTTCACCAAATGGTATTGCTGTAGAGAATTATAAGGCTGGAGAGATGTATGATATTACTTCTGAAAGTCTTGTAAAAGTATTTATCAGTAATAATTGGGCGCAGATATGTCAGGAAACTCTGGAAGCATTGAAATCAGAGAGTCCTGCATACGAGAAAAAGGTTCTGCCAAGTCCTGAAAATAAAAAGGCCAAAGTTAAAGAGGATGAAAAATGATAAGTGAAGCCTTTACCAAACCAGTCCAACTATTTAATAAAAGGGTTGTTACTCCTCCCTCTATTGAACCAGTTTCATTGGATGAGGTAAAGGCTTTTAATAGAATCGACAGTAATGACGAAGATGCACTTATTCAGAGTTTTATCGAAACATCAAGACAAAAGCTGGAGGATTATCTGGGCAAAGCTTTAATTAAGCAACTAATTAGTGTAACCTTTGATGAATGGTGCACAGAAGTAATTGAGTTGCCCAGTCCTCCTTTACTCTCTGTCGTTAGTATTGTGACAATAGATGAAGATAATGTAGAAACAATTTACGCATCTTCAAATTATTATACAGTACAAGAATCTAGCCAAATTATTATTAAGCAAGGATATTCTTGGCCAGTAACTACTAGAAGTCACGCAGGATATCGTATTTATTATTATGCAGGATATGGTGAGACTGCAAAGTCTGTACCTTCAAAAATAAGATCAGCAATTATGGAATGGGCAGCTCTCTGGTATGAATCTAGGATATTAGATGATGTACCAGAAGCTGTTAAAGCAAAATTAAGATATTTTAGGAATATCAATATATGAAAAAACCAGTATTGGCGTCTGAATTAAAGCACAGAATTAGAATACAATCACCAATAGAAGTTCCTGATGAAGTGTCGGGAGCATTACTTGTTACATATATAACAGAGGCAGAGTGTTGGTCAGCACTTAAAAATGAATCATCATATCTTACAGCAGTAAGAGGTCAAACACAAGATGGAACAGCTTCTGTAGTGTTTAAGATCAGAATGAATTCAGTATCTAATATTGGACCAGAGTTAACTAAAGCATTTTCTAATGCTTTTAAAAATATCCAAGAATCAAATACTATAAAGAGTAATTGGTTTATTCTTTTAAAGAAAGGAAACGATTGGATAAAAGGAAGAAGATTCAGAATTGAGGCTATAAATAGAGATGAGATAATGCAAGAATGGATTAATATTCGTGCAAAAGAAATCGAAGAAATAGGAGTTGGATACAGTGGCGTCTGATTTACTTATTAATGGAAAATTTGTTGGACTCGAAGAATATTTTAATAAGATTGAAAAGATCGGGTACTATGCAAAAAGTTCTGTCCTTAAAGAATTCAAAAAGATTGCCAATGAAGTAAGAAATACAATTATTATTGGTATGAACTCTACTCCAAAAGACCCAAGTAATTTTGTAACTCGTAGAAGTGTTGTGCATTTTAGATCATTTCCAGGAGCATATCCTGCCATAGATACTGGTCGTGGTGTAGGATCTATTACTATTGATGATCGTGGAGAAGAAGTTGAAGTGGGATCTGCTGATGTACAATATCTTAAAATATTGGAAGAAACAGACAATCCAAAACTAAAACGGCCATGGTTATTACCTTCTTTTGAAAATATTGATATTGCTTCAAGAGTACAAGAAGCAATTAGGAGAGCAGCAGAAGGATGAAACTAGCAAAGATTATAAATAAAATAAGGAATTCAAATACTCGTTTTGGTAATCGTATTGGTGG